GAACTAGAACATCTACTATTTCTCGAACGTAAGTGTAGAGTATGTGGAAAGGTTAAAAGTTTACTTGATGATTTTTATCTTACAAGAAAAGATAGAGGTACACTTCCATCAGCATATTCATATGAATGCAAAGAGTGTACAATAAATCGTGTAAAAAGAGGTAGAAAGAGTAATTTAACTTGGGAATACCCTGATTGGTAAGTATTCACGCACCGTTTCCCCGTTGAAAATACCCCTTTTCATAAATATTTTTAGATAAATTTGGCTGCGAGGGAAAAACAAGATGCCACTAAATTTAGCATCTCCCGGTATTGTAGTAAGGGAAGTGGATTTGACGGTAGGTAGGGTTGATCCTACTTCTTCCAGTGTTGGTGCAATTGTTGCACCTTTCGCACAAGGTCCCGTCGATTCACCTACAATAGTCGGAAGCGAAAAGAATCTTTTAGATACTTTCGGACAACCATATAACACAGATAAGCACTATGAGCATTGGCTCACTGCTTCTTCATACTTAGCATATGGTGGATCACTACAGGTCGTCAGAGCAGATGATAGTAGCATCGTAAATGCAAAAGTTGGTTCTGCTACTAGCATCAAAATTAAGAGTTTAGATCATTATGAGGAACTTGGATATGATGAAAATCCAATTACCAATATAGTTGTTGCAGCAAGAAATCCTGGTTCTTGGGGAAATGGATTAAGAGTTGGTATTATTGATAGTAGAGCAGATCAAATTCTCACCTTAGCTGCAGCAAATAGTGTTGCTGTTGGAATGGGAATTACTCAAGCAATTCCTGCTAACACAGTTGTTGCTGGAGCAGGAACAACTTCACTTCTTACCGGTCATTTAAAAGGTGTTGTCACAGAAGTTGATGGAACTAATATTTCAGTAAAAGTTCTTGAGCATGTTTCAGCAGGATCAACAGTAACAGAAGTTGACTATCAACCTTCTGGAGCATATGCATTTTCTACAACTGGAAATGTAGCAATTCATACTGCAGGTCAATCAACATCATATGCATCTACTTCAGTCAGTTCAGAAAAAGATTGGTTTGATCAACAAACTTTAACAACGACTTCTTCTACTACTGTTAAGTGGAATGCTTTATCAGATCGTCCAGGAACTTCTCAATATGCAGCAGCAAGAGGATCTAGATTTGATGAAGTTCATGTTGTCATAGTTGATGGAGATGGAGGTGTTACTGGAAACAGTGGAACAATTCTAGAAAAACATCTTGGATTATCAAAAGCAAAAGATGCAGAATTTTCACTTGGATCCCCTTCATATTGGAGAAAGTTTATCGTAAATGGATCTGAATTAGTTTTTGCAGGATCTGCACCAGCAGGTATTGTAACTACCGGATTTGCAAGTGGAACCTTTAATTTAGAAACTGATGTTGGTTGGGACCAAAATGCAGAAGGAATTACCTTTGCCGCAATTGGAAATTCAAATAACCAAATGTCAGGTGGAGCAAATTATGATGGAGGAACTAGTCTAGAGAGTACTGGAGCATTAAGTTCTGGTTTAGATGGATTAGTATCTGGATATACTTTATTTGAAAATACTGAACAGTATGATGTAGATTTCATTCTTATGGGATCTGCAGGGTATGGTAAAGAACAAGCACAAGCACTTGCTAATAAGTGTATTGCAGTTGCCGAAGCAAGAAAAGATGCAGTGGCATTCATCTCACCTTACAGAGGTGCGGCACTCACTGACACATCTGATGATAGAGCAGTGACCGTCAATTCGGCAGAAACTATTACCGAAAATGTAATCAGTTTCTTTGCTCCTGTCACGTCATCTACTTATGCAGTCTTTGATAGTGGTTATAAGTATATGTTTGATAGGTTTGCAAATACCTTCAGATATGTTCCTTTGAATGGAGACATTGCCGGACTTTGTGCAAGAAATGATGCAAATAATTTCCCCTGGTTCTCACCAGCAGGAACTAATAGAGGGGCAATCCTGAACGCAGTCAAACTTGCATATAACCCAAGCAAGACACAGAGAGACAAACTTTATTCGAATAGAGTCAACCCAGTAATCTTCTCACCTGGTTCTGGTATTATTCTCTTCGGAGATAAAACTGGATTTGGTAAGTCATCGGCATTTGATCGTATCAATGTTCGCAGATTGTTCCTCTTCCTCGAAGATGCAATTTCTGCTGCTGCTAAAGATCAACTCTTTGAATTCAATGATGAAATTACAAGAACCAACTTTGTAAATATTGTTGAACCATTCCTTCGTGATGTCCAGGCAAAGAGAGGAATCTTCGACTTCGTTGTTATTTGCGACGAAACGAATAACACTGCTGCTATTATAGATAATAATGAGTTCGTAGCAGACATCTTTATTAAACCCGCAAGATCAATCAACTTCATCGGTCTTACGTTTGTTGCCACCAGAACTGGTGTTTCATTTGATGAAGTAATCGGTAACGTTTAATTTAGAGGTATAAGAAACAATGGCAAATCGTCAACAGGTAAATACTTTACCACTAAGAACTATCACCGACTTCAAAAGTAAGTTAAAGGGTGGTGGTGCAAGACCTAATCTATTTGAGGTGGAACTTACGTTCCCCTCAATCGTTGGAGTTCAGGATGAAAATGAAGTTCTTGATAATGCAAGGTTTTTAGTAAAGGCAGCAAATTTACCTGCTTCTACAATCGCACCTATTGATATTCCTTTCAGAGGAAGAATCCTGAAGATTGCGGGTGACAGAACATTTGAAACCTGGACAATCACAGTTCTCAATGATACTTCATTCTCCATCAGATCTGCATTTGAAAAGTGGATGAATACCATCAACAAACTGGATAATGCTACTGGTGAAACTGATCCAGCACTTTATCAAGTAGATGCAAAAGTTAATCAATTGAATCGTGATGGTGGAACCCTTAGAAGATATATTTTCAAGGATGTGTTCCCAACCAACATTTCCGCAATTGACTTAAGTTATGAGACTACTGATACCATTCAGGAGTTTACTGTTGAGATGCAGGTTCATTTCTATGAAGCAATTAAAGGTAATGCTCCAGAATCTGGTGGTGAAAGCATCAGCTAAATAGTAAAATAACAGTCTAAGCAAGTTTATAATATGGCAAAACTTTTTGGTTTTTCTATTGAGGATAACGAGAAAAAATCCAAGACTATAGTTTCCCCCGTCCCCGAAAATAACGAGGACGGGGTTGATAACTATATTAGTAGTGGATTTTATGGTTCGTATGTAGATATTGAAGGTCAATATAGAACAGAATTTGACTTAATCAGAAGATATAGAGAAATGTCACTTCATCCTGAAGCGGATGGGGCAATAGAAGACGTTGTAAATGAAGCAATCGTCAGTGATCTTTACGATTCTCCAATTGAGATTGAACTTTCAAATCTCAATGCAACTGATAAATTAAAAAAAGCAATCAGACAAGAATTTAAATATATCAAAGAAATTTTAGATTTTGATAAGAAATCTCACGAAATTTTTAGAAATTGGTATGTTGACGGAAGACTTTATTATCATAAGGTAATTGATCTCAAAAAACCTCAGGAAGGTATTAAGGAACTGAGATATATTGACCCCATGAAAATGAGGTTTGTGAGACAGGAAAAGAAGAAAGATAAAAATGCTATTGGACCAAATATTCCGGGTCGTAATGAATCCAAAAATGGAATTGCTCCAGAGATTGAAGAGTATTTTGTTTATACACCAAAACCACAATATCCAACTAATAACTTATCAAGTGGTAGTGGTGGTAAAGGAACTAAGATTGCGAAAGATGCAATTACCTACTGTACTTCAGGTCTTGTAGATAGAAATAAAGGAACAGTTCTTTCATATCTTCATAAAGCAATCAAGGCACTCAATCAACTTAGAATGATTGAGGATTCTCTAGTAATTTACAGACTATCAAGAGCACCAGAACGTCGTATTTTTTATATTGATGTTGGTAATCTTCCTAAGGTAAAGGCGGAACAATATCTCCGTGATGTTATGATGCGTTATCGTAACAAACAAGTTTATGATGCGAATACTGGAGAAATTCGTGATGATAAGAAATTTATGAGTATGATGGAGGATTTTTGGTTGCCTCGTAGAGAAGGTGGTAGAGGAACTGAAATCACAACACTTCCAGGTGGACAAAACTTAGGAGAACTTGCTGATATTGAGTATTTCCAAAAGAAACTTTATAGAGCACTTGGAGTTCCCGAATCTAGAATTGCTGCCGATGGTGGTTTTAATCTTGGTCGTTCTTCTGAGATTCTGAGAGATGAACTTAAATTTGCCAAGTTTGTTGGTCGTCTGAGAAAGAGATTTGCTCAGATGTTCAATGATATGTTGAAGACTCAATTGATTCTTAAGAATATTGTATCACCTGAAGATTGGGATAAAATTTCTGATCATATTCAATATGACTTCCTGTATGATAATCAGTTTGCAGAACTCAAAGAAACTGAAATGTTGAATGAGAGACTTGGTGTTCTCGCAACAATCGAACCTTATATTGGTAAGTATTATTCCACTCAATGGGTTCGTAGTAAGGTTCTTCGTCAAACTGATTCTGAGCAGATTGAAATGGATGAGCAAATTGAACAGGAAATTAGAGATGGAGTTATTCCAGATCCAAGTGCCGTAGATCCTATTACAGGAGAACCACTACCACAAGAAGGTGAGCAAGGAATGATAGGTGATGTTCCGATGGAACCAGAAGTTGATGGTGGAATAACTGATGCAGACGGCAAAGCTGCCGAGATATAAATAGAAAATATAGTTATTATAAACTTTCATGGAAGAAATTGTAAATTTGATTGGTGCTGATGAATCGGCTTCCGATATTAGTGACAAAATTAAGGACGTATTGTATGCAAAAGCAGCAGAACGTATTGATGGTATTAGACCAACGGTAGGTACATCCATGTTTGATGAACCAGAAACTCAAGAGGATCAAGAATAATGGCAAGGACTTTATGTAAAGGAGCAGAAGCAGCTTGTCCAACAACAACTGGAGCTGCTACTAGTTTTTCAGAAGCAACTGTAGTCAGATTGGTCAATACCCATAGTGGTAATCATCTTGTCACTGTTGTAGAAACTCGGAGTGGATCTGTTGTTGGTTCTTTTACTCTACCAACAGGTGCAGTTGAATATCTTGAGAAAAATCCCACTCAGTGTGTGTTTGCCGCAAACGCTGGTGTATTGGGTGCAAAAGTAGGATTTACCGCATAAAAAAATGAAACTTATCACCGAAGAAATTTCAAACGTAAAAATCATTGCCGAAGGCAAAGGTTCCGGAAAGAAACTCTACATTGAGGGTGTATTTCTCCAGGGCAATTTAAAAAATCGCAATGGAAGAATGTATCCTATGGAAACTCTTTCCAAAGAAGTTGGTAGATACAATGAAACCTTTGTTCAAAAGGGTCGTGCTCTCGGAGAACTCGGTCATCCTGATGGACCTACCGTAAACCTTGACAGAGTTTCTCATAAAATTACATCTCTCACTCAAGAGGGAAATAATTTTAGAGGTAAGGCACAAATTCTTAATACCCCTATGGGTAAGATTGCATCTTCACTTCTTGACGAGGGTGTGATGCTTGGAGTTTCTTCTCGTGGTATTGGTTCTCTAAAAGAAGACCGTAGTGGTGTAAAAGTTGTCGGTGAAGATTTCATGTTAGCAACTG